TATTTAAACCAACAGAAATGAAAGACTACGGAATTAAGTATTTAGATTTAGAATTTACAGTAAGGGGAACTTATGAAGAAGAAGAACCACATATGTACGAATTTAGTGGCAACGCTGAATCATTTGAAATATATGAAATACTGTTAGACGACAAAGACATCACAGACATAGTAGACGACTACGTTATTAAAGAATTACAAGAAAGGGTAATAAACGAATATTACAGATAATGGTATTACTATTTGATGCAGACAGTTTGGTATTTTCAAGCTGCTATAAGAAAAGAGAAAGCTCAGAAGATAGTCCTTACTATGACAATCTTGATGAAATCACGGGGAAGTTTGACGAGGTGTTTATGAAGATAATAAACGACTTAGAAGAAACATACCAGATAGATGAAGTAAAAGTATTTAACGGCTCTTTAGGAAACTTTAGAAAGCTAATAACACCAAAGTACAAAGCAAACAGAATAAACACACCTAAGCCACCTTTATTGAATGAAGTACACCAATGGGTAAAAGAAAACTACAACTCAATATGGGGTCACGGAATAGAGACAGACGACCTTGTTGCTAAGTATTGGTTTGAACTATCTAAAGAGATAGGCAGGGACAATGTTATGATTGTAAGCATAGACAAAGACTACAAGCAATTTCCTTGTTTAATGTACAACTACCACAAGAAGCACCAAGTGGTTTATGACATAGCAGAAGAAGAAGCTATGTACAACTTCTATGAACAAATGATAATAGGAGACACGGCGGACAATGTAAACTATTGTAAAGGCTTTGGTAAAAAGTATGCAGAAAAGTATTTAGCAGACTGCCAAACTAAATACCAATACACAAAGAAAATATACAACCTATTTAAAACATTACATAAAGGAAAAGCAAAACAACGGTACATAGAATGTTATAACCTTTTAAAATTAAGAGCGCAATGAATATATTAAAAAAAGCACAGGAAATTATATTTGATAGAAAAGAAGAAAAAGAAAGACAATATGGTAACATAGACGATTCTATAAGAAAAGCTGCTCTTGTTGCTTCTGAATTATGTAATAAAGAAATAACTGCTGAAGATTTTTATAAATGTATGATAGCTTTAAAGGTAAGCAGAATGGCTTATAATACTAAAAAAGATACTATGTTAGATTGTGTTGGTTATATTGCTGCACTTGATAATTTTAAAAATGGCGGTTATGATAAGTAATATATTTGAACAACAATACAAAGTTTTATTAATGGATGTTTTATTAAATGGCAGTTTAAATAATAATAGAACAGATGTTAATACTTTTAAGCAATTTAATAGAACTTTAAATATAAATTTACAATATGGATTTCCTATATTAACTGGTAAAAAAATATTTTTTGAAAAAGCTTTAGCCGAGTTTAAATGGATATACGAAGGTAAAACAGATCTACAATATTTAAATGATAACAATATTAAATGGTGGAATGATTTTGCCGTAAACGGAAAATTAGGAAAAGTTTACGGTTATCAAGTTAAAAGTTTTAATGGGGTGTTTAATCAAATAGACTATGTTAATAATGAAATACTAAATAATTCAAGAAGAGCCATTATTACTTTATGGAATCCTTGCGATTTAAAAGAACAAGCTTTACCTTGTTGTTATACACAATTTAATTTTGTTAGAGACAATGATAAATTAAATATGGTTATGCACTTTAGAAGTTCTGATATGTTTTTAGGGTTACCTTATGATATTATAGTAGGTGCTTTATTTTTACATACAATAGCAAAAGACTGTAATTTAATTCCTAATATATTAGGTTTAAATTTAGCCGATGCACATATATATGAAACGCATAAAGAACAAGTTATAGAATATAATAATTTACCTATGTATGTATTGCCAACTTTAGAAGGTGATTATAATAATTATACTTTAAATAATTACAAGTCTAATAAATTTATAAAAGCTAAACTTATTGAATAATGTATTACATTTATCATATACCAAGTATAAAAAAAATAGGCTGTACTAATAATCTTAAAAGAAGAGTAGAGTCGCAACAGGGACATTATCAATACGAAGTACTGGCAGAAACAGAATCATTAGATGAAGCTTCAGATTTAGAAGTAAAGCTGCAAAAAGAATACGGATATAAATTAGACAGAGTACCTTACAATCAATTAAATATAAATAAAATGGAAAAATTACACGTAACATCTTCAACAATTACATTTCAAGGAACAAAAGAAAAAACAGACTTTGATAATTACTTTTTAGATTTAAAAGAAGTTGTATTGCCAGAATTAGGAACAATAATATTAACTAAAGAAGTAAGAGACTTTATTAAAAATAAAGCTGTTAAAAGTATGTACCCTAATATGGGAATGTTTATATACAATAATTCATTGTGGAATTTTTATAATAGTACATTAGATACAAACGTATATGATAAAATAAGAGACTGGGCTTTAGTAAGAGGTATATATGAAAAAGGAGATAGTAAAACGCAATACATAAAACTATTAGAAGAGACAGGAGAGTTAGCAAAAGCAATACTTAATAATAACAGGGAAGAACTAATAGATGCTATAGGTGATTGTGTTGTTGTATTAACAAACTTAGCAAAGCTTGAAGACCTTAATATAGAAGATTGCATAGACTCAGCTTATAATGTTATTTCAAAAAGAAGCGGTAAAATGGAAAATGGTACATTTGTAAAGAATGGATAACGATAAAGAGTTATACTATTTTTTTACAGTAGAAGCCACAATAGTAGATGACCCTTCTTTAGATGTTTTAGAAGGGCATTTGCAATACTACGAAGAACAAGAAGAATATATGATTTGCGCAGGGATTAAATTAGGAATAGAATTTGCAAGATTTAATAGATTACTAAACTTAACAAAACAGTTAGAAGATGACAAAAGAAATAATTGATTTTATAAACTCGGAATTGAAAATAGACATAACAAAAAAGAAAAAGACAAACCAATATGTATTTGCCAGAACAGTTTATTATAAGTTAGCCAAAGAATTAACAAGCCTTCCTTTAGAAGAAATAGGTAGACAAGTAAACAAAGACCATTGCTCAGTACTACATAGTTTAAAAAACTTTGAAGAAGTATTAAAAAGAAAAGAACTAAAAAAGATATATGACACATTTAAAGAGTTTCCAATAGAAGAAGACAGGATAACATACACAGAAGCACTAAACATAAACGAACAACTAAGACTTCAATTAACAGACTTAAAACAGAAGTACGAACAAATATTAGAAGAAAGGGAAGAAACAAACACAATTAAAGTAAGCAAGATAGAAGAACTAACTAAAGGACTAACAGACGAACAATTGGACTTGGTTTACTTACGACTTGAAGCAATGATTAAAATGATGCGTTAATGACAAGAGACGAAATAGAACGCTGCTATCAATATTATATAAAACACGGAGGTGATGGAGGGAAGTATAATTTATCACCAGCAGTAATAAAAAGTTTAATCAATCAACACATAAACAACTATATGGTTAGCGATGAAGGTGAAATAACTTTACACGATAGGTCAGGCAGATTTATAGCACGAATTAACAACAAAGCCAATTAAATGTTTTTAAGGTAATTAGTTAACTAAATTAAACTGATTATGGATAATAGAAAAAACAACAAAGGAACGATAGGAAACAAAGGAGGTAGACCAAGCAAAGCTGAAGAAGTAGCAATGATTGAACGACTTAGCCCAATGCAAGACAAAGCATATGAGGCATTAGAAAAAGGAGTAGAAGCAGGAGACTTTAAATTTGTTCAGTTGTACTTTAATTACTATGCAGGAAAACCAAAAGAAACTAAAGACATTACACTAAACAATGAACAACCTATTTTCTCATTAGGTGACTTCTAAGGCATCCTATGAATGAATTTATACTAACTACCGCAATTAAAAAGATGAGCCGTCTAAAGGCTCGTAAAAGAGTTGTACAGGGTGGAACGTCAGCTGGTAAAACATTTGGTATTCTGCCCTTGCTTATTGATAAAGCAATTAAAGAACCAAACTTAGAAGTTAGTGTAGTTTCAGAATCAATACCACATTTAAGAAGGGGTGCATTAAAAGACTTCTTAAAGATAATGATAATGCTAAATAGGTACAGGGATAGTCAGTTTAATAAGTCCACTTTAAAGTACACATTTGGCAATGGTAGTTATATTGAGTTCTTTAGTGTAGACCAACCAGACAAATTAAGAGGTGCGAGAAGGAATGTACTATATGTGAACGAGGCAAACAACATACCCTTTGATGCTTACAATCAATTAGCTATAAGAACAAGCGGTGATATTTGGATTGACTACAACCCAACCAATGAGTTTTGGGCGCATAAGCAAGTGCTGGTAGATGAAGATGCGGAACTTGAAGTGCTAACCTACAAAGACAATGAAGCCCTCCCACAAACCATTGTAGACGAAATAGAAAAGGCTAAAGACAAAGCAAAGACCTCAACGTATTGGGAAAATTGGTGGAAGGTATATGGACTTGGACAGGTAGGTAGTTTAGAAGGTGTTTGTATTACCGATTGGCGTGAAATACAATTACCAACAGAAGCAAGGTTATTGTGCGCAGGATTGGATTGGGGCTATTCCAACGACCCGTCGTCTTTAATTTTATTATACAAGTATAACAATGCTTATG